TTGCGTAATGAATCCTGTTGCTAGAAATACTAGGATTACTATTGCCAACGCAAATCTTCAAGTTACTGGCGACAACACTGGTAACCATCAAATAATTTACGGCACTTTCCCGATGACCACAGGCAAGTGGTATTGGGAAGTGGTTGTAAACAACCCATCAACGTCAACTGTAAATATCGTTGGCATACAAAGCTACGTTGGTTTTGCTGATGGAACGTATTGCGGAGTTAGTGGTAATGGAATTGGTTGGGGTTACACCACAACAATCGGTAATTTCTATTCAAGCAATTTCACGGTTTCCGGTTCTGCTCCTGTTTTAGCCAACGGAACTATCGGTATTGCCTACGACGCAGACGCAGGAAAAATTTGGTTTAGGAATACATCAGGTTCATGGGTACAAGGTGACCCTGCTGCTGGCACGTCACCAACAGGTACGCTGTCAGGCACAGCAACAACAATGATGCCAGCGGTATCGTTCTATAACTCAAACGGTGCTTGGTCATTTAACTTCGGTCAGCAAGCATTTAGCTACACTGCACCATCCGGTTACAAAACCCTCTGCACACAGAACATACCCGTGCCGACAATCAACAACGGCGCGAACTACATGGCGGCTACGCTGTATACGGGTAACGGCGCGACTCAGACAATTGCTAATACGGTAAACAACATTTCGTTCCAGCCGGATTTTGTTTGGGTAAAAGGCAGAAGTGGTGCAACTGACCATGCGCTATATGACTCTGTTCGTGGTGTGCAAAAACAGGTAGAGAGCAACACAACAACAGCAGAGACAACAGAGACAACAGGCTTAACTGCGTTTGGTAGCACGGGCTTTACCGTTGGTGCGCTAGCTCAAATGAACACTAGTTCTGCTACCTATGTCGGATGGCAATGGCTTGCTGGTGCTGGCTCATCGTCATCCAACACTAACGGCTCAATCACTAGCACGGTGTCTGTAAACACTACGGCTGGATTTAGTGTTGTTACTTATACTGGTAATGGCACTGCTGGCGCTACTGTTGGGCACGGGTTAGGAATTAAACCATCTTTGATAATCACTGCAAATAGAAGCGCTGGAAGTAATTGGCATAGTTATGCCGCAGCCATCGGCGCTACAAAAGGTTTGCTTTTAAATTCAGTCAATGCTGCATCAACAGATGCGGGGTTTTGGAATAATACAGAACCAACATCATCAGTATTTACGCAGGGAACTTATGCAAACGCAAATACAAATACTTATGTGGCCTACTGCTTCGCCCCCATCGCTGGCTACAGCGCGTTTGGTTCGTACACTGGTAACGGCTCTGCTGATGGGCCTTTTGTGTATCTTGGATTTAGACCGCGTTTTGTGATGTGGAAAAACTCATCTGCAGCAGAAGCGTGGCTTATCGAAGATACCGCTAGAAGCACATATAACGAAGTTGCTCTTGAGCTTTACCCAAGCTCATCCAGCGCTGAAGCAGCGGGTTCTAGTCGTTCACCAACTCAACAATTTGATTATTTAAGTAACGGCTTTAAAGTTCGTGGCGCACAAACACAAACAAACGGAAGTGGCAACACAATCATCTACGCCGCCTTTGCTGAAAACCCATTTAAGTACGCTCTCGCACGTTAAGGAGTAATTATGTTTTATTGCGCTAAAGAAAATAAGTACATCGTTGAACAAACACCATTCACCATCGATGGCACGGGCTACCCTGCTGACTGGCTGAACCATGCGTCCGCGCAGGACAAAGAAACGCTTGGTTTGGTTGAGGTGACCTACGAAGGCACACGCGAAGATGATCGCTTTTACTGGGTGACTGAAAATCGCAACGGTGCTGTGATTAGCTACACCAACACGCCAAAAGACTTGGACGAATTAAAGAAGCAGTGGGCGGCATCGACCAACCAAGCTGCATATTCCCTCTTGGTGCAGTCTGACTGGATGGTGGTTAAGGCGATGGAAACATCGACAACGGTTCCTGCTGACTGGTCTACCTACCGTGCTGCGGTGCGCTCTGCTGCTCAAGCGGCTGTGACTGCTATAAATGCTGCGGCTGACGTACCTGCATTACAAGCGGCGATCCAAGTCACTTGGCCTCACGACCCCAACTACGTCGCACCGTAATTCGGAGTAAGCATGTCCGACTATCTCGGCAGAATTATCACCAAGACTCCAACGCCTCCCTCGCCTACAGCAGCACCGGGGGTGTGGACGCTTGATGAAGCTTTGCAGTATCAGAAGGCAGGCAAGTGGCCTCCGGGCTACGCCATTAGTCGGTCCGTGCGGTTGCGTTCGTCTGCTTCGGCTTACTTTCAAAGAACACCAGCCGCCTCCGGTAACAGGCAAACTTATACTTGGTCTGGGTGGGTAAAAAGAGGTCTTGTTGCTGCGGGGACTTATTACGCCCTTTTTACCGCAGGGCAAGTTACTGGTGGTGATGATGGTTTGTTTTTTGATACAACAGCTGGCGCACTTTATTTCACGCCCGATCAAGGTGCAACATCAACACTTATTTCTTCGTCTGTATACCGTGATCCAAGCGCGTGGTATCACATTGTGCTTGCTGTGGACACTACACAGGCAACATCTACAAACAGAATTAAAATATATGTTAACGGGGTACAACTCACTTCGTTTTCAACAGCCACATATCCAGCACAAAACTTAAATTCTACCTTTATGAACACAGCGAATATACATCGCATCGGTGCTCATACAAACGCTGGTTATTATTTTGACGGCTACATGACCGAAATCAATTTCATCGACGGTCAAGCGCTCACCCCAGATTATTTTGGTTACGCAGACACTGCAACAGGTGTGTGGCAACCGCTGCCTTACACGGGTATTTATGGTACGAACGGTTTTTATCTAAACTTCAAAGACCCAACTAGCACCACGACAATCGGGTACGACTACTCGGGTAACAGCAACAATTTTACTGCTAACAACGTTAGCGTAACGTCTGGCGCTACTTATGACAGCATGGTTGACTCTCCATCATTGTATGGAACTGACACCGGTGTTGGTAACGAAGTGCGTGGGAATTATTGCGTAATGAATCCTGTTGCTAGAAATACTAGGATTACTATTGCCAACGCAAATCTTCAAGTTACTGGCGACAACACTGGTAACCATCAAATAATTTACGGCACTTTCCCGATGACCACAGGCAAG